GCGCTCATCTTTCCTTTGGCGATGTTCTTGGCATGACGGGCCTTGAACGACGCCTGACGTTTCGTAGGCTGCCTGTCACCCGTCACACCCTGCTGACCAAAACGAATCGTCTTGACCTGCGAACCTTCCTTAGCCACAACAACGTGCGACTTAGTCGGATGGTTAGGGGTGCGCTTAGGCTTGTTGTAGCCAGAAACGCCTGCACGCTCTAGGCGTGAATCCTTCTTACTTGCCACGCTTCTTTGCAGCCTTCTTCATCGGCTTCTGCTTGGCAGCAGCCTTCTTGGCTGCAGCCTTCCCAGCAGGCGTGTACGGGTACTTCTTTCCGCCAACCATCGGCATGTCAGCGACTCTTTTTCTTGGCAGCAGCCTTCTTCGCAGTAGGCTTGCGCTTCTCGTAGCGGTAAGACTCAATCTCAACCTTGCCACTAGGCCGGTAAACACCCTGCGTTGTGGTAGTGCGACCAGAAGACCCCTTGCCGCCCTTATTCTTCGTGCTTCCCGCTGGTTGAACACGAGTTCGCCCACCAGAACCCTTACCCGTCTTACCTGACTGCGCCTTCACTTGCCCGATCCCTTCGAGAACTTCGGGAGCTTGCTGTTGGCGCCAGCCTGGGGAGGCTTGGTGCCCTTGATGCGGTCGTTCATGCCGGGACCCTTGCCGGTCGGCGCGGACGGCGGGAACGGGGGATGCGGGTTCGTCTTCTTGACGCCGCCCTGAGATGCCTGTAGTGCCATGTGTTTCTCCTTATTGAGCGGCAGGGATCTGCCGGACGACCCGACTTGCCATCTGTGGCCTGCCGGACTCTGACAACCCGGCCAGCAACTGCTGCATGGCCGGGGGTGCTTGAGGCCCCGCCCCCATGTCCGGGGGACCACTCGGAGCCATCTGATCTGGGGCGGCACCCATCTCGGGTGTCATGGGCTCGGGGCTTTCAGCCGGACTTGGCGGGGGCGGAGCGAAGGCTGACTTGACAGCCTCCTCAATGGGCACGCCCTTCTTTCGCGCATCCACTAGGGCAGCGAGCACATCAACGACTTGGCCAGGGTTCTGGCCGCTCGCCGCCATCGACGGGATGGCTTGGGCGTAGCCCTGCACTGATGTGAGAAGCGCGTCACGCAGCTTCTCGACATCAATGACTTTCTCTTCTTCCGCCACATTCATACTCACGGGGAGATTGCGGCGAACGAAACTCTTGGATGTTAGGCCCGCACCGAGGGCTTGAAGTGACCACACGAGTGCTCGGTTGGGGTCAAGGCCCGCCATGATTCCGTACTCGTAGGCGACGTTGTAGTTGCCCTTGATGTCACGGCCAGGCGTGTACTTAAGCTCGTAAGGAGTGCCGTTGTGCGCAGACTGAACAACCTTGGTCTGGTCGGGCCACAGGGCCTCATCCATCTCCAAGCACATGCTGATTGCGTCAGCAATCGCTTCACCTAGAACGGCCTGGGCAGTCTTGATGCGAGCGTCGAAGCCGCCCATGAGAGCTTGGACACCACGTCCGGTAACGATGGAAGCGTCCATGTTTCCGGCGCGAGCTTCCGGGAATCGCGTACCAAGTCGAAGCTCCTCATCCAGAACTCGTCCCTCAATGAGCGCCGACTGCGGCAGCTCGAGGGGAACCCTGCGGATCTGCTGAGGATTCTGGCTACGGATGATCGAGTCGGGGCCAAATGCCATCTCCTGTACGTCTGCCGGGAGAGCGATGGGCGCCTCCACTGCTTTCTGAACCGCCTCCAGGCTGAGCATGGCCAGCTTGGCCTTCGCTGCGTAAACCCAGAGAACGTCGTCAAAAGCGCCTCGCATCTCGTCATCAATACTGGGGCGGACTGCCACAGCAACAGGTACGCGCTTGATGGGGTTCGCGTATTGCGCGAGGACAAGTGCATCGCGCTCCGGTACGAACAGCACGCAGCGATCGGCGTCCCACCACTTGACAATTTCAATGGTGGCTTCACTTGAGCGCCTGGTCTTGTACGGGTCAAGCTTGTCCGCATACTCGGGGAACAGGGCAGCCAGGTCCGAGACCTTCTTTGTCCAGCGCTTGCCATAGGCGATCACGTTCCCCCATCGATCGAAGTCCACGTAGGCGCCCATGGGATCGTCGACGTGAATGTGGGGACGCATGTCATCGTAGTTCGCCTCGATGCGCAGCGGCAGGAAGCCGTAGGTGTTGAAGCGATCTGCGCCGACCAGTAGGCGTGAGCCGAAGCGGGAGGCGTAGGGGTAGAAGTTGGCGACCTTGGTGAGTCGATCTGCTCGCGAGCGCTTGGACTCATCGAGGATCGAATCGCCCGCAGCGGTAATGGTCGGCATCACGCCCACCATCTCGGCGGTATCCGAGGCGACCACGTCAATGAAGTTGGCCACGATGGGCTTGGGCCACTCGGACGGGAACAGACCGTCGAAGACAAGCTCGGAGTGCCCCGACCTCACCGCCAGAATGTCCCGCATGCGCTTGTCGCGTTCAGCGTTCTTGCGCTTGAGCACGTCGAAACGAGCGGAGATGTCCTTGGCGAACTCAGCCAATGTCACTCCTAAAGGTAGACGGACTGGCTTTCAGCCCATTCGTCGAGATTGATCACCATCTGCCGCGTCTTATCCCGGTCGGACAGCATCTTGTTGGGCATGTGCCAGGTTTGGTGCTTGCGAGCGCTGGAGAGCACGCGCCGTGCGGACAGCTCCGCAAACCACAGGGCCATCACGGTGTCCTGCTTGCGATGCTTGGTCTTGACTGCCGGACTCCACGACACCAACTGCTCCACAAGCAAACGCACCCCAGGTGCAGTCGCGGTCGGCAGCTCGATCAGGTTGTCCTTCTGGTGCTGGCGCAGTCCGGTCTTGGGATCTTGTGCGACAGTGCCGAACAATCCCGACATGGAGGCAACCCCGAAGTCGGGGTCCATCTTGTTCGAGCCCGTGTGGTGCGGCCTGAGCACGATGCCCTTGTTCGCCAGGTACTGGCGCAGGATCTCGTCCTGTGACAGGTACCCCTGGAAGGCGTTCTCCTCGATCACCCATTCGCTGGGCTGGTACACCTCGGTCATCTCCGAGATGAGCTCGCGGATCTGCATCGGGGTGGGCGAGGAGATGACGCGCATATCCAGCACCCACCGCTTGCCCGTCTGTCTGTCGACACTCAAGGCAACAGCCGCACAATCTCCGGCGATAGCCGGGTCCATCGCGCAGATCGTGTAAAAGCCGTCGATGTTGTCCGGGTGGGCAGCCAGATTCGGATTCAGCGGGGCCGGAGTTCTGCGTCCATTGACACATCCGCGCACCGCCACCGCATCGAAGGTGGCATTCTCCTCGACATCTTGCTGCTGGTAGATCAGGCTCCACTTAGTGGCGCCCACCTCGTTGCGCACCTGGGCGAGCCGTTTACCCGTCCAGCGGGGGTAGACCCCGTCACTGACAGGTTCATCCGCTTCGCTCATCGGCTCGTCGGTGACGGGCCATAGTGTCTGCCAGTCATCCTCGGAGTCCGCGTACTTGAGCACCGCGGGCATAGCCAGGTAGGACCAAGGAACCACGCTATCGGCGTAGTGATCGGGGTTGCGTAGCTCTCGATACAGATCCATCGGGGCGACACGAGTACCCACCACCAGGAGCTGACCGTCCGACAGGCGGGAGGCGACTTCCTGGCGAATCCAATCCATCTGGGATTCCCACTGGCCTGCGTTAGCGAGCGTGACCGTATCGTCCAAAATTATGAGGTCGGCCCGGTTCCCATAGATTTGGCCACCCATGCCGACAGCTTCGACACTGGGGTCCTTGGATCCGTCCTGAGCTTCGCCGCCCAGGTACACCTTAGTGGCTGACCACTGGTCAGACGCCGCGCGCCACCCCTCAGGGGGTCCAAACGCGAGCTGGAACTTCGCATACCTCGGGTGGGTCATGCGCTGCTTGATCGCGTAAAGGAACTTCTTGGCCTGATCCTGGGTCTTGGAGACGATCATGACCTTGAGGTTGGGGTTCTTGGCCAGGCGGTAGGTGACGTACTCGATGGTGATCGTCATCGACTTCGCGTGGTTGGGGGGAATATTGATCAAGACGCGCTTGGAGCCCCGGGATCCGGGCTCGTAGATCATCGAGGGGTGGACCCAGGCGGGTTCACGTCCCTCCAGGATGTCGATCATGTTCTGCTGGTGGGGCCAGATCTTGCGACCCAGGTACTCCTCGCAGAACTCCGCGAACTCCCCTACCTGCATCTGGCGGAGGTCGGGGTTCGATACGACATTTCGGATCGCGTCGATCTTGGTGGCCCAGTCCCGGTCGGTACGCCGCTGTCCCTCGTACCAGGAACGGGAGCGCCCGACAATCTGGAGGGCCTCCGCGACGTTCGACCCCTGTCGAAGCAGCTCCTCGAGCTGCGTGCGGATCAGCTCGGCTGGCTTGTTGTCTCGCTTCTTGTATTGAGCCATAACAAAGCCTCCTAGTGTCGAGCCTCAACCCACCCGTCCGGCTCGACGCCCCACGTCGGGACGGCGGGGAGGGGGTTGGGAGCGAGACACGTCCACGGCAGCCCGATACCGGGCGCCGTGATGAGGGGCTCTAAGGGAGCACCCGTAGGGGGTGCTCCTGAGAGCGAGCCCCTGAGGCCCCCCGCCCCTTCTCCCTGGGGGGTCGAAGGGGCTCTAGAGGAGAAAAGGCTTCTAATAGGTAAGGAGGCTTGCATCAGCCCCCCATGCAAGGCCACAGGCCGTGTGATCTGCGTCACAGGGCTCTGACGTGGGCAAACAATCCTTGGAATCTGCCCGAGAGCTTCCTGAGGGGGTGGGGGAATTGGCGGAAATTAGTGAGGGGGCAGGGTATTAGGGGGGGAGGGGGGTATTAACAATCCCCGGGTCGAGCTGTCCGATTGGCCGGGATCGTCCCGATTCGGCATAAGGGCTGACATGGACTCATCACCGCGCACACGCGCGCATGACGCGCGCGAAACACGCGCACGCGAGCACGCTCGCACGGTCCTAATACCGTTCACGCGACAGGGCCGGGCGCACGGCGTGGCTCTAATGGCAGGATGCCATCACAGGATGCCCGCTACGGGCCCTAGGACGGCCGTAGGCGCGACAGGATGCGGGCAGGGTAGTCCGGGTAGGGTCCGGGACGTTAGGCCCGCTACGGGCCCGAGAGGGCCGCGCGGGGACATGCGTCCCTGGTCGCACGCTCGAGCTCGAGCGCACGTGCGCGGGCATGAGAAAGGCCCGGCCCCCGAAGGGACCGGGCCTCTCGCGTGCGGCGTGCGCTAGCGGGCGCCCGCCAGCAAGGGCGCGAGCATGG